GCATAAGCGTGGCTCAAAAAATATTGCCACAACGCGTGAAAAAATGCTGACAGTGATCAAGAGTTTGGTAAAAATTTCGGCAGGCATGAACCTGCTTACAAACATCCAAATGATGATCAATGCAACTTCACGCGAGTGAAAATACTCTTGGTAAAAAACCTAATAGGGAAACATATGGCCAGCCCATACACTCATTCTCCAAATGAGTGCACCTTCATCGTATGATCAAAAGATCAAAGTCTCGATCGGGTATGTTTATTTATTTGGCGTTAATTCGCCGGGGGGGAACTGGAGTAGCTATACAATGTAGGAACATTGAGGAAAAACAATAAATTGTAATCCGTTCCAATGGACGCATACTGCCACAATCTCGCACCAGTAGATTGTATTGGAGTACTCGTTCCATTCATTGCAATCTCTAATTGAGCACAATCATATCCAGTTCCGTCTGTGCTCGTAGCAAGTGAAGCATTGGCTGGAAAGGCATAGCTAAACTTATAGTTGTTGTAGTACGGTAAAGAAACTGACATACCAGCTTGAGTAAACTGATTTGTCACGGCTTGACCTGATGATCCAGCATAAGAGTTCGTCTGGAAGAATTTAGCGTAAGCTGAGCGTGTTGAGGGAAGTGGTGTCGAAACAACACTCTCACCAGGTGTACTATTCACCAAAGGCAAACGGTAACACCTAATACTGCCCAGTTGCGTCGTATCCTCCACATTAAAATGCCAGATAACTGAACCTCTTGTCCCAATAAAAGGAGCTGAAATGTAAGCCATGGGATGAAATTCCACAAAATTGTATGGAAAATTAGAACCCGTGGCTACAATGCCTGTGGCTGAATCCAAACCAGATGGATCATAGCCTGGTGCAAGAGGATATTTGGAAAAGGTGCGCTTGAATAAAACTATATCACTAGTTGCGTTAGATATTTGCCTAACACCGCTCAATGAAGAGCGGCGCAAAACCTGTCGCAAACTCAATACAGCTTCACCAAAATTTACCAAATAACGCTCAGGTGCGGGCGTGTGGACAACACCGCCAGCAATAATTGATTGTACATTTGCCTCTTCTTCTGATTCGTCCTTAGATTGTGCTTTGAACCAGGAATACTGACTAGATTGTTCTGCAAAAGCATTGACTGGATTTGCAAATTCAAGGTTATCAGCTCCTCGTACAAACACCATAATGGGGACTGTAGAGGAAGACACAGGTGCAGTCAAATTGGTCAAGATCTTCATATTAATAGTACCATTATGAAGATTTGCATCATAATTAAAAGTAGGTGAAGATGATGTATTCCACAACTGTGATGCAGCAGTTGGGAAACCCGGAGCTCTCAACCAGGCCAGAGCCTGTTGGTAAGGAACTCTCACCTCAACATCAGTGTCTTTCCCAAGATCGACAATCTGTGTAAAAACCGCAGTCGTTGAGACTGGGTCGTTAAGTACATTTTTGGCACTATAACCAGTTGGGTCATATGAAATTCTCACACGTCCCTTATGGTATGGTGAGGCGACAAATCTAAAACGAAAGATAATGTCCCCACGCCACTGCGCAAAGTTGTAACTCAACCAACACATGGGTGTCATATAAATTCTTGGATTAGTTGCGCTATCAGTATAATACATAGCAGGTCCTACTGCAGCTGTAAACAAATTAGTGTCAACAGATGCAGCAGAATCCCACGTAGTAGTACAAAGAAAGCTTTCCTTTTGAACTAAATGACAAATTGACAATTCGTCAGTAGAGTTCAAGCCAGCAATACCTGGATCAATAGAAAGTTCATTCTTATGATCTAAAGATAATTTTTCAACTGGGTAAGAAATTTCTGATGTTGAAAGCGGTGCAATACTGGTTGGTTTCAATGGGGACACATCCTGTACAACAGGATCATTAGTGTAACCTAGAGCATGCGCTCCAGCTGCAAGAGATCTTGCACCCATTTCTGTTGCAGTTGCAAAACTAGCAATCATAGGAATCTTTTTCAGTGCAGAAGCTGCTTCAGCAACAGCAGAAGCTGGCTTAGACACAGGACCCTCATATTTTGCTTGCATTGCCAAACCAACAGAAGGACCAGCAATTCGCACATTTTCTGCCCATGCGTAAACCTGAACCGTCACACCGGTTCCAGTAACACCATTGGCAGAACTAAGAGGTGTGTAGTTGATGAAATCCAACTGTCCCATTTTGTCGAAATCAGATGCTTTTTGCAAGGACAACCAATTCTTATTGTAAAAGAAAGGGAGCGTCATTTCAGCACCTGCATTTGCAGTTGGGAAAATCCACATGTGTGGACGTTGTGAATATGAAATAGCTTGACCAGAAAAAGAACCCGCTGTATCAATATATGAAAAGAAAGGTAAAGGCTGATATGCACCAATCATCGCACCATAATAAAATGGTGAAGCATTGATGAGAACCTTCACTTTCAGATCACACTGAATGAATGAGTAATTATTGGTCTTGTACTTAATTCGAGTGTCATCAAAAAACAATCTCCAAGGGAGAAGAGAATGTTTCGTACCTGCACCATCAGTCTCATTCCATGTGAATGTACTGATTAGCACAGGACGTTTCAAAAAATCTCCAAGATCCGAATTCACCGGGGTTGAGTCTCTCAACGTCACGTTGTCCATAACAGAAGAGAAACCCGTTGTTTGACCAGAATTTTCGTCAAGAAATTTGACAACTTCCTGGTCAATCTCGTCAGCCTTGCTCTCACCAGTGGCAACGAGATTTTCCTCTGAGGTGATGTCGCTTTGAACCTTGACACGTCTAGACCCATAGGGTAAGACACAATCAAGCACAGTAGCGTCATCTCTCTCTACGTCTTCCTTTTTATATTTTATTTTTTCTGATTTTTTGTTTTCATTTTCGGAACTAAAAACACTGGGACTCCGATAAGTCGCATTCCAGTCAGTTATCACTCTCGGGCTGGTGACATCAGCGCTAAAACATGAAAGACAGTTAGCAGGTGATTTTTGAGATCCAGCTTACACCCATAAACCGGAAATATAATGAACATATCGAACGACAACTCAAATTCACATCTAAATAGAAGCTTCGGGGAACGCCCAAGTGGTCATACAACTACATTCCACACTCACAAATTTTTATGTTCTTTTCAAATTGTGCAGTAACTAACATAGAGGTGTGCTTTTGGTTTCTTTGGACTTGCACAAAGCCCAGGATGAGATTAACGCCCTCCCACGGCGGCTTCCATTAACAGGTTATCGAACTCACAATAGATGGAATTGCCACATCTCGGGCAACTATTGTGTTCTCCAAAGTCTACACAATGCCAACATGACACACATAAAAGATATAAATCATCTTGTATATCATGCTTATATTGGCACGTACTGTTCCAGCATCGAGGACAATAGACTTCGGCTTGTAGACTCAATTTACTAACTGAGATTTTTTCTGATGCTTTCCAAAATTCTGTCTTGAGATCTTCAAACGTTGGAAATGTTGAATCATTGACATATACCTCGAGATTACACTCGGACACAACTGATTTCAACAGTGCTACACGTTTTTCAAAAATGGGTTTACCATAATTAAAATACTCCCGCACTGCAGATCCTATAATGTCAATACATTGATGTTCATGTGACATACTCTTTGATTCAACACACACTAGAAGCGACTTTTCAATCGAACTCTCATCAAGAGGCGCTAGAATAGCTCCCACATCTTCATCATACACAAAGCGTCTTTTCAAGAAATCAGCATTCTGTATGTTGATGAAGGGGACAGATTCAGACAATTTATCTGGCATCGTATAAACAATACCAACCTGTCCTAATGCTCGCACAATTGATGTGTGATTGAAAAAAGAAATGTCACTTGAAACACCCATAATATTGTCATCACCATAAGTCATGAGATTGACTTTTTGTTTGAAATCGATGCAATTCCTCTCTGGTGAAAGAGAAGAATAGCAATATCTCATATACAAAGAGTTAACCAAACCATTGATAATGACAGTAAGTGGGTGTCCGCTTGGATTTGAACCGAAATATTCAACAAGATCACCGTTGAAATCAACAAATGAAAAAGCTGTATCTTCGGCAATACAAGCAACAACCAACAAATCCTTTTCAGAGTACCCAGCACTCCTACAAACATCAATGATGATATCAAAAGCAGACAGTATGACAACGGACCCCATCCGCTTGTCAAATGCTTTATAATCACCAGCGACAATCCGATCTTTTCCATGAAACGTGAGGTATTCATAAATCTTTTCCCATTGCAATGATTGTGCAACAACACCAGGTGCTGATTCGAAAACGTAAGAATTTCGTTGTACCACACGAATGAAGGATAGTAGATACTTCCTCACAACCATGCTCCAATCTGCAGGAGCACCGCAAAACACACGGGTTTTACCCTGTTCACGCTTAGCGAAAGACACAGCTTCATCCTTCAGATTTCCACAAAACACAGGACAGACTCTTTGACCATTCCGATAGCAAGCTTCAATGTTGTGGACTCTCTCCATAACATCTTCATCAAACTCCACAGGATCTTGCAAACCCCCTACAGGGGGAACTGGTCGAAGAAAAGCCTTTTTGCATTTCTTCCATGGACATCCCATTGATGTGTTCCTGTTCAATTTATCAACAAATTTGACACCTGCAGCTCCATTAAGAGCCGTGAAGTAATCATATACAACGATCTTCTTTAATTCCTTATCATCAAGTCTATCTAGAATATCTTTTGTAAATGATTCTCTACACTCCTGCAGAATGTCTTGACGCAGATGTGTCACAGGATCAGTCAAATCAAGAGCCGCAATCCTCCAAGGGGTATACCCATGGACCAATGGTGCTGTGTGTTTCTGGACCATGCCTCTATGCACGAGTGCATCATTTAGCATGGTTTTTCTCACGTGTGACTTCAAATTGGGACGAAAGCCTAAAAAGGAACCATACACACGGGCGGTTCCATCTTCAATGAATCTGAAAACACTTTTCTTGTGTAAAGGACCTAACTTTCGCTCAAAATTGGGAGCACTCAACTCGGGATAACCACTCTGAACAACAACATTTTTGAAAGGAAGGAGTAAACTGTTAATATCATCATCCGTAACCTTCACAGAAATCACAGTTTTCGATTCCATACCACCAAGGTAATGGATACCCAAAATGATAGGTCCGGAGGGGGTCATGACAAACATGACATAACCACAATCACCATCCTCAGTGTCTTTCTCGACATTTCCAACCCATGAATCAGTTTCAGTCCCAAGATACTCATTCCGCAAATTCTTTTCCAATCTGATGTTATCTATTTTCAATTGCGTAAAAGCACCTTGTTTGTTTCTACCCACATAACAACCTTTCCAACGTCCTTGAAGGCTTGTTTTGCAGAAGAGTTTGCAAACATCACGCTTGGGTGGAAGATTCCTGATTATCACAAGAGCCAAGTCCTTTTCAGGCATTCTATTGATCATGTTTTCGGTGATAAGAATTGACTTCAAATTTGAGGTCACTCCCTCATCATTGTTCTGCTCTGTAACTGTCAGGACAAAATCCTCTTTTGGTAATCCATGTGAATTCACCAAATAGAAATGTCCACCAACACAAAATGCCCTTTGGGAACGGAAACCTTTGATGTGAAAATACACACAATTCGTACGCAACATCTGCATGACCTTTTCAGCGCCCAAACCTTTATAAGATCTACTCACATCTGAAACATCTAAGTTGGTCACCTGAAAATTGTCTTTGTACCATGGGTTGAAATCAGATTCTTCTTCATCTGTCTCTGGTGAAACACCAGGGTTGACCTCTTCAACACTCTGTGTTTTGCAAGCCCAATCTCTTCTCACAAACAAGGAAACAGCATACACAATGGCTCCAAGAGAGGAGATCATGCATAATGAGAGCCCGGGATGGGAATACATTCCATTGACTGTATCACCAACACGTGTGAGAAAGCGACGCCAATAATAGGCACCCAAAGGTGTGGAAACAAGACGTGTGTGATATATAATCATAGTAGTTTGACCATATAGGTAGTTCTGAAAAAATTGCGAATACCACACAAGGAACAACATAGGAAAAAGAGACCAAATGAAACATCTAGACCAAATGACAGACAAGCATAAAACAAGAATACAGACAACATCTCTATCTGCAATATTGTAATAAGCCCACAGTTTGAAAGCTTCCCACTGAGAGAGACTCTGTACAACTGTTTCCTCTGCTGTTTGTTCTGAGGCACAAATGCGCCTTGTCGTTTCTCTGACCCATTCAGACATTTCCTCTTCAGCATGTGCTTGAACACGAACAATTTGATTCTCTCTGACACATTGACAAAGTGTCGATGTGTAGTAACATTGTTTACATAATTCAATATTGTTCACCTGCTGTGTCACATTCAATGCTAGTTTCTGCAGTCTATCGAACTCGAGAGAAGTAGCAGCAAACCAAGCCATGAACACGTTGATGTCAGTGTATTCAGCCTGTTTTGTCAAGATTGCACCTTGATTGTCCAGTGAACGTGTATCTGGTTCGATCCTAAAGACAGTGATAATCCAATAATTGGGTAAACAACCCTCTACCAAAGGCGGTAGTTTACTGGGATCGAGCATTGACTCAAATTTTGCATACTGTTGTTTGGGTTTGATCGAAACCACCCACGGTAGTCTTCTTCTCACTGCCAAAGAGCAACTAAAGTAATGAAATGCATTCAAATCAATTGCGTTCGACGTTCCTGTAACAAATCTCGATTTGACTGGTGTGCGACCTTTATCACACAATTCAGCCTGTGGCGGTGTCAATGACACATTGTTGATAACCTGTAACATTTCAAGAAGGGATGGATCACCATTCGGTGCTTTGTCTGGTCTCAGAAATCCAATATCGTCTAATTTGATGCCCCACATGCATGTTCTAAAAGACGACCAGTATGGATCACTGGGATTTCGTGTGTACACGTATTCATCACCCCAAGGCATGTTGTGAATTTTTGCATACACCGCAAACAACATGTCTGTAAACGAAGTTTTGCCAACTGATGATCCGCCATGAACCAACAATGAGAATGGTGCTTTACGAGTTTGTGCAGCAGCTTTCTTTGTCAATTCATTGCTACGTATGATTTTCAAGTCATTCAGCAATGCCAGCACACTTTTCCTCTCTGTGTTTCCAACTCTTGATGCATACTTTGCAATGGATTCACCCTTCTCAATAGCATCATCCAAATCATGCAAAAATTCAAAAAGAGTGAATCCATGTGCTTCACAATTTGCTGTCAACAAAGAGTTGCGTTTCAGTTCACAGGCCTTGTCAAACCAATCCCTGTAATTGTTTCCAGAGTGGAAAATAGGTTCAAAAGATCCCATTTGAAAGCACTGATAACCAACCTCACAAACGTAAACCAACGTGTCAAAAATACAATGGAAAAAATCTATTCCAAATGTGAACTTCTTCTTGATGGTAGCGTCAATGTGCAACTTTTCAAACAAAACTGAACTAAATTTTTTTGATGCGCCAAATTGCTCCAACACTGAAGTGCACAAAACATACATGATGAATTTGTACAACTTCTTGAAGAGAGCACTCTTGCGCAAATCTGAAAATTTGTCCAGCAAATCTCTAAGAAGATGCAATGGTTCCTGGTTCTGGGGAATACAACCAACTAACATTTTGTAAAATGAAACAAATTTGGAAACAAGATCATTAAGTGTCTCAACACAAAAAACGAGTCCATATCTGTATTTAACAAAACGCATTGTTGCTCTCTCAACATTCATGAAACTCAAAGGCTGTGAGCAAATATCAACGACATAAAAAATCACATCTTCATAAAGTTTCTTGAAATACCTCCCAAACTCCTCATTGTGACTAGTGAAAAATTGTCGCTGCATAAACTTGCCGATCGTGGCATACAGTAAACTTTCATCAGCTGCTTGAATTTGCAAACGAGCAAATTTCTTGTCGAGGTTGTACTTCTTCCCTTTGTACTTCTTAGAAGGCTCAAAGGTCTGCTTTGATTTGACGCGAATTGATCGCGAAACACTATCAAAAGCTGCAAGTTTGTTTGGCACGCCAGTCTCAACTTCGAAACGTGCAACATCTTTTTTAGTTAGGCCAGTCTTAACGTCGAAACCCAAACTCAATAATTCAGTGTTTGATTTTTCCAAAAGCTCTTTTGTAGACACAGTCAGAGAAGACGACTTCTCTGACTTTAAAATCGTTTTCTCTGTAGTTGTGTTCATTCTGGTTTTTGGAAAGGATATTGTATCGCCCGCCCAAGGCTAGTCATATTATACCATTAGACTTCGTTCAGTCGATTTTCACGCCTGATCACATTTGACAATCATCAAAGAACGGTGGCAGAGCATATCATAGCTACGGCTAATGACATCCCTTTACAGGACTTCCACTAAAGGATACCACTCGGTTTTTGATTGAAAAATGTCCTCTTACATACCACAATATGAACCTACGGAACTATCTCATGGTGAGGTGTTTTTCTTTTCTTTTTCTACTTTTCTATTTTTTGTAATTTTCTAAATGAACATGCAATATAAAAGGTTACTCCATACTATCCCTAACATAGAAAGTACAGTCAAACCATCATTTTTCTAAACTATGGGAAAATGACCTAGACACGACAAACCCATTTGACTAAAACATAGAAAGGGGGATTGCAGAAACTTTCTGCTTAGACCAAGTTAGTAAAGCTTGATATACTTAGAAACAATACTCAAATTAAACATGTATTACAAAGCACAGGAGAATAACTACGAACAAGCACACATAAATCCGAAAATAAATTGTGTATTTGTTGTGAAATTGTACAAGTATTTTGTAGCACAAGAAAATCTGTAAGACCCCGTCAAAAGACGGTAAGAATTGCATATATTGGAGATTATCCAATATATGCA